CCTAGAGCGCAAGAGGGTCTTGCGTCTCATATCTCTCATCTAGGACAAGTAGACCTTACACAAGGTAAGTGGTTAATCTTAAGCAGAACAAAAAATAATTTATTAAAAATAATGGAGGAGCTTCGAAGAAAAGGTTTATATTACCAGAGTAATAAAGGAAAAAGTTTTAAGGTCAGTCTCTATAAAGCAGCAGTGTCTTATACTAACTGGCGCTTTGATGAAAAACTTGAAGCAAAAGATATTGCGGACATAAGAGAATTCACCCCTGCAGGAGAATGGGATGTAAAAAAAGAATGGTACGAAGCATTCACGCAGGCTAGTCAGGAAGATAGTTTATATATTAGAAATTTATTATCTAACAATGAAAAATTAAATGAGAACGCTAGAATATTTGTTTCCACAATTCATGCCGCAAAAGGTGGAGAAGAAGATAACGTAATTTTGTCCTTACATCAAGGAAGAAAAGTTCAGAGGGGAATTGCATTAAGCATTGACAAACAAGATGAGGAGCATAGAGTGTGGTATGTGGGAAGTACGAGAGCAAGAATTAATTTATATAAACTAGTTTCGAAAGTACACCGAAAGGAATATACGTTATGAGTGACGCTTACAAGAAACAGATTGGTGGTGATCACTATCAATCGATGAAGATTCAACCCTCAGAATTTATTAATAAAAATAATATTCCCTTTGCAGAAGGGAACGCCATAAAATATTTATGTCGTCATAAACAGAAGGGACAGAAACAAGATTTAGAGAAGGCTATTCATTATTGTCAAATGGCTATTGAAAGGGACTATGAATGAAAATACCTCCTTACTTATTACAAACTGAATGGGTAGCACCCAATGAGTACCCAGACCTCCGCAACTATCCAGAAATTGCAATCGACTTAGAAACTAAAGACCCGGAATTAAAAACAAAAGGAACCGCTGCTGTTACAGGCAACGGTGATGTAGTTGGAATAGCTGTCGCTGTAGAAACAGGCTCTTGGTATTTTCCTATTGCACATGCAGAAGGACCCAACTCAGATAGAAAAAAAACTTTAGAATGGTTAAAAGATATCTTAGATTCACCAGCTACTAAAATATTTCACAATGCAATGTATGACGTATCTTGGATACGTAGTTTAGGCTTAAAAATCAATGGTTTAATAGTAGATACAATGATTGCAGCCTCACTTCTAGATGAAAATAGGTACTCTTTTACACTTAATACTTTGTCCTGGGTATACTTAGATAAAGGTAAAAATGAAACTGCATTAATTAATGCAGCGAAAGAAAGAGGACTCGATGCTAAAAAAGATATGTGGCAACTGCCAGCGTTAGTAGTAGGTGCCTATGCAGAGAAAGATGCTCAGTTAACATTTGAGTTATGGCAACGTGTAAAAAAATTAATAATAGAAGAAGACTTACAAAAGATATTTAATCTAGAGACTGATCTTTTTCCTTGTCTGGTCGACATGAAATTTCTTGGAGTGAGAGTGGACGTTGAAAAAGCTCATACACTGAAGACACGGCTAGCATCACAAGAAGAAAAGTTAGTCCAAGAAATAAAAAAAGAAACAGGAGAAGAGCCTCAAATATGGGCAGCAAGATCGATCGCCAAAGTTTTTCAAAAACTTCACCTACCTTATGACCGTACTGAAAAGACTGACTCTCCTTCATTTACAAAAAATTTCCTTTCCTCTCATGAGCATCCTGTGGTTCGCATGATAGCAGAGGCAAGAAAAATAAACAAGGTCCGTACAACTTTTATTGATACCATCTTAGAACACGAACACAAAGGTAGAATACATGCAGATATAAATCAGATTAGATCTGATCAAGGAGGAACAGTCACAGGAAGATTCTCTTATTCTAATCCAAACCTACAACAAATTCCAGCACGCGATCCAGAGACAGGACCTTTAATAAGAAGTTTATTTATTCCAGAAGAAGGACACAGCTGGGGATGTTTTGACTACTCACAACAAGAGCCGAGACTGGTTGCACACTATGCTTTAAAATTTGGATTACCTTCTGTTAATCAAATTGCAGATTCATATGATACAGATCCAGCAACAGACTTTCATCAAATCGTAGCTGACATGGCAGAGATACCACGACTACAGGCTAAGACAATTAATCTTGGTTTGTTTTATGGTATGGGTAAAGCTAAACTACAGGCTGAGCTTGGAGTATCAAAAGTAAAAGCCACTGAGTTATCGGATAGATATCATTCACGAGTTCCATTTGTAAAACAACTCATGAATACGTTAATGAATATTGCGTCTACCAAGGGACAAATTAAAACTTTATTAGGAAGACGTTGTAGATTTCCCAGGTATGAACCTATCTTAAGAGGAATAGATTGGGGTAAATTTGTACCAGCAGAGGACAAAGAAAGAATGTTGGAACTGCAGGCAATGGGGCCTCATTTAATTGATGAAGAAGGGGAAATAATAAAAGATAAAGATAACAAACCCAAAAAAAATTATTGGCATCAAAATACTTCGCGAAGAGCGTTCACTTATAAATCTTTAAATAGACTCATTCAAGGATCAGCTGCTGATATGACAAAGAAAGCTATGTTAGATTTATGGAAAGAAGGCATTGTCTCTCACATTCAAATTCACGATGAGCTAGACATTTCTATTAAAGACGAAGCTCAGGCTAAAAAAATAAAAGAAATTATGGAGAGTGCTGTTGAGTTAGAAATTCCTAATAAGGTTGATTATGAATCAGGACCAAGTTGGGGAGAAATAGAATAATTCCTTGTAAAATGGGCGTTGTTTTATGATTAAAATATAGATATAATAAGAGAAAAATAAGGAGAAAACTTATGAACAAAATAAAACAAGTATGGGCATTAGCACAAGCTAATCCGAAGATAGCTACCGCTGCTGTGGTAGTAATCATTGCCATATATTTTTTAGTAAACTAGGAACTGTATGACCCATGGCCTATCTAAATGCAAACATCCCTGTGCTCTATTCACAGATCAGGAGAGAATATCTTTATGATCTTAAAGAACATCATGGAGAAGTGGAAGACTGCATTATATTTGGCCTGGCATCGATTACAGGACGTCCCGTACTCTTTCATGCAATTATGGAAAACGGTGCGGTCTTCTATAGGCTCCCTATCTCCGCGTTCATTCAAAGAGGATTTAGAGCAAGTGAAGTTCCTCGGATGCGACTTGATGAGCTGGAGCTATGGAATTGCTTTAGTTACTATCCTAGCGTTTTGCTTTTTGATATCTTAGACGGCCAATCTGGAAAATTTTTTGGAAAAGATAAGAAAACCCACCCAGGTGCTTACCTCTTTACTGTTGACTGGGCACATCCAGAGAGTAATATAGTAGATACGGATCATTCTGAAATACCGCATGAACATAAATGCGCACACATTCTAGCCCTAGAGAATGGAAATTATGCAGCACAACCTAATAATCGGATCCTTTGGGATATACCTTCGTTCACAGTAAGAGACGAAGTTCCGGATTGGAAGGTGCAAACTTCAGATTGGAATGTAGAGGACACTGGTAAGTGGAAGACAGAAGATACCGATAGGTATTTTTATAAAATTGAGGAAAACAAAGATGAGTAACTGTAAAAAATGTAACTGTAAATGTCATTGCAAGGATGAATTCCATACTGATGTGTATGGAGTATGCCCGTGCGATAACTGTAAATGCAATAGCAAAAGAACCTATACAAAGCTTAAGGAACATGCTACAGACATCTCCTATGAAAATGAAGTCAGCAATACCGGTGGCGTCGTTATCGATGACACAGGAGAATGTGAATCATGTCAATAATTAGGAGAAATATGAATAAGTTATTTTTAATACTGGTAATATTATTTACCTTAAATGCCTGCGCAATTGGGCAAAAATGTACATACACGCAAGAAGGAACTAAAATTTCGTCTTGGTTTTGGATTACCGAAGGTGAAATGCCAGCCGACCTGAGCAAAGACAATTGTAACTAGTATGCATGATAAAATTATTACTGTACTCTTGGCTATTCTCATCGCCCTCTCCGGGTGGAGTCTCACGACAACAGTCGGTCTTAAGTCAGACGTTGCAGTTCTTAAAGAAAAAGTATCGGGGATTGAAAATGAAATTCAAAACGTTAAAAATTCTAAGGGCAAGAAAAATCGCAAGAAGAAGAAGAAAAATAACTGACCGAGCGGTACAGGCTTTGATAATTACCCTGGCCTTGGTCTTAGTTCTTTTAGTTGGATGTGAAAATACCAAACATAAAATTGGACTTTCCACAAAACCATTTCAAAGTGGAGAAGACTTAGAAGATAATACCAAGTTAAATTACACCATAGTTTTCGGCAAGGTCCGCCCACAGGAGGACGATTAATGACGATTTGGAGCTATAGACTACTGATCATTGCATCTATTGCATATCTATATTATATTCATTACTCGGAGTGTATTTAAAATGGACCTAGGTAAAGCAAGAAGCACTGAAGAGATTGTAAAAGATATCAAATCTACTTTGGAAACTAAAGTAAAAGAGAACGTAGCAGTTCATGGAGGAGAAATTAATTTTCTTTCCTATGAAAAAGGCATTGTAAGATTACAAATGGCAGGCGCGTGTTCAGGCTGTGCTATGAGTAAGAAGACACTTCAAGAAGGAGTGGAAAGATTACTCACACACTATGTCCCTGAAGTAATTGGGTTAATAAGTGAAGATGATGAAGAAGCTAAACACAAAGGTTACACCCCTTATTTTCCTAAGGAATTAAATGTCTAAACAACCCTTAACAATTTCAGAAGAAGCCAAAGTTCAGATGCCGATGAAAACGGTAGCTAGCCTCATCGCCCTCGTGGCGATCGGGACCTGGGCTTTCTTCACCATTCAGGAAAAATTAAATACACACGCAACTAAACTACAAATTATGGAGAAGGATCTCGAAATGAATTCAGAGTTCAGAATAAAATGGCCTCGTGGATTACTCGGATC